ATGGGCCTGAAGGTCGCTGGCATTAGTTTGCTGTGCCAGGAAGTTCGTGTCTGGGACGCGTTGTGGATGGCCGGTACGCCGTGTCCGTTTGAGGGCAAGATCGGTGATGAGGCTAAGGAGAAGTGGCTGGAGAACCCGGACAGGGCTCCACAAGGAGCCTTGATCCGTGTTGCGGAGACGCCAGACTCGAATCCTGTTTTCCCTGAATACAACGAGTACGAGTGATGCGCTGGCTTGTGGCATTTTTTCTGTTTTGTTCGACGGCGGCGGCTGAAACAGTGACCACGGACAATGTTCTTCCGGGCATGTCTGCGTTCACGACGAGCGGAAGCACAACGTCTTCGACAACGACAGGCTGTACGGCAGGAGAGTTCTGCACTGGCAACGCTACTGCCGGAGGTGGGACGTATACGAGTAGTTTTGATGTGCCTTTGACGGAAGATGAGGTGCGTCGTGGGTTTACGCTGGACAGTTCAGTGACCGTGGACAGTCATCAATCTAACGCGACTCTTGCTACGTGCGCTACGATCACGCAGCGTGGTGACTGCCGTGACATCTTCAACCTGACGATAGCGTTGTTTGACGACACGAACACGGTGGTTGAAAAGTTTGAGCGCGAGGTTGAACTGGACTTTTTCGGGCTTCGCACTTTTACCTTTGAAGATACGGTTGCGGAAAACAGCTTTAGCATACTGACGGGGGAGTTTGAGTTATTCGGCGTGGATGCCGGGTTTCATTCTGGATTTTTCGGTCCAAAATTCTCAGAGCCTTCACTTACGTTTACGTATCAGAATGTAGTTGAGCAACAGATCCTAGATCAGATTTCTCGCCATGAAGTTCAGGTGGCCGTTGCGGCTCCTCCAGCGCCTCCGCCTCTTGAACCCATGGCTCCTCCTCCAGAGCCCGAAGCGCCTCCGCCCCCCATGCAGGCCAACATAGGTCCTCCTCCGGCGCCCGAAGCGCCCCCGCCGCCGACGATCCAGCCGGTAGCCGCACCGCAACCCGAACAACGTCGCGAAGAAGCGCAGGCAGAGGCCGAGATCGAGGCTGAAATGGAAGCGGCCCCCAGACCTGAACCGCAGGAACGTGCTTCTGAAGAGCCTCAACGTCAGGAACAGCCGAACGAACAACCCGTGGCGGAGTCATCGGAACAGGAACAGCCGGAAACAGACAGTGGTCCGCAAGCCGAGGCTCCCGCACCAAAGCTAAAGACGCGCCAAGAGAAGATAAAGGCCGCTGCCCAGAAGGTTGTAAAGAAAATCGCACCAAGTCAGCGGTACAACGCGGCGTCTCAGACTACGACACTGGTGGTGATGAACATGATTGGGGCTAAGATCGCTACTGGTACCGCTTTGCAAGACACGCAAGGGTTTTTTCCAAAAGAATTCCTGACGGATAACCGCAGTTTGTCTAACCCGCTTCAGGATTACCAAGTGTTTGGTGCTTCCAACGCGGCTCATGAAGCCTTTCTTGGACTTGAGTGGAGCAGGTAGATGGCAGAGGTTGAATTTGCAGGCGTAAAATTCAAAGGCGGCAAGATGGTGGCCGTTCTTTTGGCATTATCGACGCTAATTGGTGGTTTATACGGCGCTTTTGAGGTCTATAAAGACTATATGGACATGAAAGAGAGGATTTCGTCCTATACTGCGCCTGATTTAAGCGGTTTTGACAAGAAACTAGCCGTTTTAGATGAAAAAATGGGCCTTTTAACCCAAGACATGGACGCTTTAAGGGTACGAAACCAAGAAATACAGGAGATTGTACGTGATACGCGCCAAGATGTGCGCGATGACGCAACAAAATTGTACGAAGGCATGTCTGCCGTAGAGAAACGGTCGCGAACCCTTGATGCTGAAACAAGAGAGGCAATGCGTCAAGCGGAATCCGTGATAAGAAGTATAATATCTTCCGCATCAGCTCGTTTTGATAACAAAATTAATGGCGTGGACGCTAAATTAGACACGTTTGAAAAGAGTCAGGACAAAAAATTACAGAGAGCTTTAGATAATCCCTTGTTGAGGAAGTAAAATGGTTCAGAAAAAGTTACAGAAAGACAGCGTCAAGAACGCGCTTGATATTGACGGAGACGGAATCGTGTCGGATGCAGAGTTAGCCGCCGCAGAAGCACTTGACAAACACGAGAAAGCAGATGCCCAGCGTAGAATGGCTTGGGTAGCGATGATTTCTATGCTATTTTTCACTGCCGCCGTGTTCTTGCCGATCTTTCCGGACGCAAGGATTAAGGCTTTGTCCGATTTGTTTGGGCTTTTTTACATAGGCCAAGCGGGGGTTATTGGTGCGTACATGGGAATGACCGCGTACATGGCTAAAGGAAAATGAGGTGTGGAAATGATGCCCGTTTCAAGCTTTATTTTTTCATCTGGAGAGATGTTGATTGTGGTCATGCTCGGCGTTCTTCTACTTTTGGCGGTTAAAAAATGATACAGGCGCTTCTTCCGAGTATTCTTCCTGCGGTGACGGATGTCATCGGACGGTTTCTGCCGGAAGACAAAGAAGCTAAAGCTAAAGCAGAGCGCGAGATCGAGGCACAATTGACCGCGCATCTCGCTAAAATTGACCTTGCTCAACTTGACATCAACAAGGCAGAGGCGAGTCACCGTTCTGTCTTTGTGGCCGGCTGGCGGCCCTTCATCGGCTGGTCATGCGGGCTGGCGATGTGTTTCAACTTTCTGATTTTTCCGCTGGCCTCTTTTGTGATGGCCCAGACCGGGTACTTGGTTGAGCTACCCAAATTGGACATGGAACAGATGATGCCTGTGTTGATGGGCATGTTAGGATTGGGGGGCCTCAGAACCGTGGAAAAAATTAAGAAGGTGAGTAAATAATGGCAAGAGAACCGATTTCACTTATCGACACGTCTATGCCGTCTCAAGGGATGCCCGTTGAAGATTTTGAAGACGATGAGATTGAGGTTGAAGAGGGCGAGAACGAGGACCCGATTGAAATTATCGAAGAGGAAGATGGGTCTGTTCTTTTCAACTTCGAAGACGCCATAGCAGAAGAGCTTCAGGCAGAGCCTGATGCAAACCTAGCTGAAATTCTTGACGAGCGCGTCCTTATGGAAGTCGCCATGGAGCTTATTGGCTACTATGAGGACGACAAAGGTGGCAGACAGGATTGGGAGGATGCTTACACAGAGGGTCTGGATCTTCTAGGCATCAAGTACGAACATCGAGACGAGCCTTTTCGTGGGTCCAGCGGTGTTACGCATCCCCTGATTGCGGAAGCAGTCACACAGTTTCAGGCACAGGCCTACAAGGAATTGCTGCCCAGTTCCGGTCCCGTGCGGACCCAGGTTGTTGGCGCGTCTAATCCAGACGTAGAGATGCAGTCTCAGCGTGTTCAGGAGTTTATGAACTTCCAGATCATGAACGTTATGGACGAGTACGACCCTGAGATGGATCGTCTGCTGTTCTATTTACCGCTGGCTGGTAGCGCGTTTAAGAAAGTCTACTTTGACGACATCCTAGACCGCGCTGTTTCAAAATTCGTGCCTGCCGATGATCTTCTGGTTCCGTACAACGCAACCGACCTTTCATCTGCTTCGCGTGTTACGCACGTAATCCGGATGAACACAAACGATGTCAGGAAGAACCAAGCGGCGGGGTTCTATCGCGAAGTGGACATAACGGCCTACGCGTCTGACGATGAAGTGCGCTCAAAAGAACGTGAGCTTCAGGGCGTAGAACATGCTGGCGGCGATGAACAAGACTGCACACTTTTAGAGGTTCACACCGATCTTGATCTGCCGGGTTTTGAACACGTGAGTCCGATTGATGGAGAACAAACAGGAATTAAGCTTCCGTACATCGTGACGATTGACGAGGGCAGCGGAAAAGTTCTGGCAATTCGCAGAAACTGGCGTGAAGGTGACGAGTACTACAAGAAGATTCAGTACTTCTCTCATTACAAATTCTTGCCCGGCTTGGGTTTTTATGGTTTCGGCCTTTTGCACATGATTGGTGGCCTTGGTCGTTCTGCCACCTCTATTCTGAGGCAGCTGATTGATGCTGGTACACTTGCTAATCTTCCCGCTGGCTTTAAGGCTCGTGGTATTCGCATTCGTGATTCTGATGAGCCTCTGTCTCCTGGCGAGTTTCGTGATATTGATGTTCCCGGTGGCGCTCTGCGCGAAAGCATTATGCCGCTCCCGTACAAGGAACCTAGCCAGACTCTGATGAGTCTTCTTGGGTTTATTGTGGATGCAGGTCGCCGTTTTGCGGCGATTGCGGATCTTCAGGTTGGTGACGGTAACCAGCAAGCAGCTGTTGGAACTACAGTGGCTCTTCTTGAGCGTGGTTCCAAGGTCATGTCCGCAATTCACAAGCGGCTTCACTACGCACAGAAACAAGAGTTCAAAATGTTAGCTCGTGTTTTTGCTGAATCTCTCCCGCCCATGTATCCGTATAATGTGTACGGTGCCGAAGCAACCGTAAAACAGGCAGATTTTGATGAGCGTGTCGATGTTATACCTGTGTCTGATCCAAATATCTACTCCATGTCACAAAGGCTGGCACTCGCACAAACGCAGCTTCAGCTGGCGCAGACTAATCCGCAGATGCATAATCTCCACGAAGCGTATCGCAGAATCTATGAAGCGATAGGCGTGCATAACATTGAGGCGCTGCTACCGACACCTACGCCACCGCAGCCCACTGATCCGGCCATAGAAAACGCAAAATCGATTATTCAAGAGAATTTGCAGGCGTTCCCGACGCAGGATCATGATGCACACATGACGGCGCACATCATATTTATGAAAACGCCAGTTCCGGCGGCGTCTCCGCCAGTGTTTGCTTTGTTGCAGGCGCATCTCTGCGAACATATTGCGTTTAAGGCTCGAGGTGTTGCTGATGCAGAAATGAGGGCCATGATGGAGCAGGCTATGCAGACAGGTCAGCAACCTCCTCAGATGGACGTAGAGGCCAAGGTCGCTGAACTTATAGCTCAGTACACCGAAGAAGTTATGGCGGCTCTCATGCCCCCGCCAGAGGGCGAAGTAGACCCCTTAGTTGAGCTCCGGTCTAAGGAACTTGATATCAAGGCGGCAGACTTACAGCGCAAGGCTGCTGAATTCGACCAACGCCTGATGTTTGATATGGCGAAGGAAGAATCTAAGGAAGAGTTGGCCGCAGACAAGATAGACTCACAGGAGGATATCGCCCTGCTAAGAGCCGAGGTTAATCGCGAACGTATTAATCAAGGCGCACCTGGAAGAGGTAACTAGTGACCATATCCAGATCACAAACCCCTAAACAACTTACTGGAAGGAGTAAGAAAATGGCTATGAAGAAGAAAAAAGGTGGCACCCGGATGAAAAAGGGCGGCACCCGAAAGAGTAAAACAGGTGGTGTGGCCAAACGTATGGGTGGCGGTGCCATGAAGAAAAAGAATTATGCCCGTGGTGGTGTTAAGAAGAAAAAAGGTTTTGCCCGTGGTGGTGTTCGACGCAAGTAATGCCATATCTTCAAAGCAACATCCCACATTTTCACTGCTGGGTGCGAAAAGAATTTACTCATAATCATGAGCAATATCATGGAGAGTTTCTTCATGCCATGGCAATAGCCGTAACAACGATTCCAGATCGATGTCTCAGCTTTCAGCTAGTCTTCACAGGTTGCGAAAGCGATGATACGGACGAGGAAAACATACACGGGGGCGCGATGTGGGCCAGAATGCCCATTACCGCCCTCGTGGCCGACACGCCACTGGAAAAGTGGCCAGAAAGAATGGTTACTCACCACGCGCAGCCTTGGGACTGTAGCTCTCGAGATCACGATGTCATGCAGTACGATAGGACAAGTTCTAGTCCTTGGATTTGTAAGATTGACGGTGAGTTCTATACAGGTAAATATATGTTTACCGTTGATTACACAGGATCATCTATCGCGGACGATCCTGCCCAGCATAAGCAAAGCCATGTAATTGAGCTTACGGACGCTGGAGATTGGACCGGAAATATTATTGCTTTACCCAATAACCGGGTTAGGGCAACAAGTCCCGCTTTGTGGGAAACAGGTGAAGGAGCTCCTGACTTTAAGCCAAGTCAGTGGACACATAATGCGGAGTCTGACGGAAGTTACATGGATCCGTCTGTGACGTTTGATAATTTGTATAGTGGGAAACAGTAATGTTTCACGTGAAACAAAATGGCTAGAAAACGAGCCAAGGCCATACGCCGCACTACTAAAGGTAAGGGCGCAAACTACCGCCCCACCAAGAGCGGTGCGGGTATGACCAAGAGCGGTGTTCGTGCCTATCGCAAGGCCAACCCTGGTTCCAAGCTTAAAACAGCGGTTACCAGAAAGGTTAAAAAGGGCAGTGCAGCGGCAAAACGTCGGAAGAGTTACTGCGCTCGTTCTTTGGGTCAACTCAAACGTAGTTCTGCCAAGACGCGTAACAATCCCAATTCGCGTATCAGGCAAGCTCGTAGAAGGTGGAAGTGCTAATGGCTACGAAAGACGCTTGTTATCGAAAGGTTAAGGCACGTTATAAGGTGTTTCCGTCTGCGTATGCTTCAGGAGCGATAGCTAAATGCCGAAAGGTTGGCGCTAGCAACTGGGGTAACAAAACCAAAAGGGCTGTCGGCGGCACGGTTAAAACTAATGGCTGCGGAGCAGTTATGGCTCGTCATGGTGGCCGGAAGGTTAAGATATACTGATGGCTGTCCGCAAGACAAAGAAGGGCGCTGCGCTCAAACGTTGGTTCAAAGAAGAGTGGGTCGATGTGCGAACAGGTAAACCTTGCGGAAGGAAGAAAGGCGAGAAGAGAGGCACGCCTTATTGCCGGCCCAGCAAGCGTGTTTCAAAGAAGACGCCTAAGACATCCGGAGAGCTAACAGCGTCTGAGAAAAAATCTAGGGTAGCTCAGAAGAGAAAGTTGGGCCAACCTCCTGGCTCACCTCGTAGGGTAAAGCCTGTGAAACGTGCAAATCGTGGTGGTATGATGAAAGTGAGGGTCTTCTAATGGCTAAAAGTAGAATGGTTAACCAGATGTCTGATCAGATGGACATCTCTAAAAAGGAGGCCGGTGGTCTTATGCGAGAAGCAAAAATGATGAACGACATGGACCGTCCGGGCATGGGCGGCTATGAAATGCGTATGGAAGTGGGCGGACTTAGTGAGGGCCAGAAGGCTCTGCGTAAGAAAAATCCGGAGGTCGTTGCTCGAATGGAGGGCGTTTCTGTGGATGAGGTCATGGATATGGCCGATGGCGGAATGGCCCGTATCAAAGGCGCGCCGCCTGCTCAAGTCAAAGGCCTGACCTATAACGATAACGGTGGAAAGGGGACTTTCTGATGGAGGAGTCTGGCACAACTGAATCGACAATGTCCGATGATGAAAAACGCAGTTTCATCGTTGATATTCAAGGAATCGGTGCGAATACTGCCGCCGGGTTGTCCGGTGACGCTTTGAAAAAGGCTTATGAGAAAGCTCTTCGTGACTCTGAAAAAGACAACAAGCGCGGCATGGGCGGCGCTATGGTCGATGAACTGGGCTACATGCGCGGTGGTATGACCGAAGAGAAGCGCGGCCCAATCAAATACGCAGTTGGCGGAGCAATCAAAGGTAAAAACTTTACGGGCATCTTTTAAGGATGGCTGACCCAACGACATTTGCATATTCGCTGTTAAAGAGTATACAAAGTCGCATAGAATTAACCCAGGACTCAATCCTGCACGGGAGCCCAAAGGACATGGAGTCTTATCGGCACCTCGTGGGAGAATTACAGGGATTGGAGTTCGCAGAACGGGAGATTAAAGATCTCCTGCAATCGTCGGAGGAAGAATGACGAAAACTTTATACGTTCCAGACCACGTAGTAGAGTCCGAGAAAGCAAAGAAATCCGCAGCGTCTGCCTACATAGATAAAAGTGACAAGGTTCTCGATCCTTCTCTTGTTACTAAAAATCTCAAAGAGCGACTCCCCCAGCCCACCGGCTGGCGTTTGCTTGTGATGCCCTACATGGGCAAGGCAGCAACTGAAGGGGGTATTCTTATTCCCGATGCAGTCAGAGATCGTGAAGCGTTGGCGACGGTTGTTGCTTACGTCTTGAAGGTTGGTCCTCTGGCGTATCAGGACCCGTCTAAATTTGGTGATGCTGAAGATCGCAACTGGTGTAACGAAGGCGACTGGGTGTGTATCGGAAGATACGCAGGGTCACGATTCAGGATTGATGGCGGCGAAGTCCGCATCATCAACGACGATGAAGTGATCGCCACTATCCTAGAGCCTGACGACATCAAACATGTATAGAAAGCAGAAAGCGACCATGGGGATTATCCATGCCTATTGAAGCTGATATTGACGTTGGAGACACCGAAGAGGATTCGGTTGATGTGAACCTGTCCTCTGAGGACAGTGCCGAAGAAGCAAGAGCTGCGCCTGAAGCGGACACGGCGGACGAAGGAGAACTGGAGGACTACAGTTCCGGTGTTAAATCCCGTATTAACGAATTAACCAAGCGATTCCGTGAGGAAGAGCGGCAGAAGCAGAGTGCGATTGAATACGCACAGAACATCCAGAAAGAAAACGCGGATCTTAAAGGCCGCATGGAGGCTCTGGATAAGAACTATCTCGAACAGTTTGAAAGCCGGGTTTCAAGCGAACTTGAAACAGCAAAGCGCGTTCTCAAGGAAGCTCACGAAACAGGAGACATAGACAAGCTCGTTGAGGCCCAAGAGGCTTTGGCAGAGCTGACTCTACAGAAAACCACGGCAAAGTCCTCTAAAGAGTCTTCTGTTGAGGTCCAGCGAGAAGCAGCGCCGGCACCGCAGGCGGCCCCTCAAGCGGAACCGCAAGCCGCTCCTGATCCGAAAGCGGAAAAATGGGCACAAGAAAACGAGTGGTTTGGTCAGGACGAAGTTATGACATACGCCGCTTTTGGTATTCATCGTCGTATGGTTGAAGATGAAGGGTTTGACCCGGCATCTGATGAATATTATGCTGAAATTGATAACAGGCTTAGAAACGAGTTCCCAAACAAGTTTGATTCTAAGGCTAAATCAAACGGGGGAAGAAAAGTTGCGTCGGCTGAATCTTCCGCATCCCGCAAAAAGAGTGGACGGAAAACTGTGCGGTTAACCCCATCTCAGGTAGCTATAGCCAAGAGGCTGAACGTGCCGCTTGAGGAATATGCTAAATACGTGAAATGAGGGAATGACCATGAATACTGAGAACACATCTCGCCAAAAGTCTACGAGAACGCCGAGAGCCAATGAAAATCGTGCTAGGCAAGCACGCAGGGAACCTTGGAAGCCCCCGTCCATGTTGGACGCACCACCCGCACCAGATGGTTACAAGCATCGGTGGATTCGGTCAGAAGTTATGGGTTTTGACGACCGTAAAAACGTAGCAGCTCGATCTCGTGAGGGATATGAACTGGTGCGTGGCGACGAATACCCCGACTTTGAAGCGCCGACCATTGAGGACGGTAAGCACGCTGGAGTTATTGGCGTTGGTGGTCTTCTTCTTGCAAGAGTTCCTGAAGAGATTGCGGATGAACGTAACGATTACTATCGAAACATGACCCGCAATCAAATGGCTGCTGTTGATAACGAGCTTGCTCGTGAGCAACACCCGGCCATGCCTATCAATAATCCTGATAGGCAGTCTCGTGTAACTTTTGGAGGTCCTCAAAACGAGGACTAGGAGATAGAAAATGGCTAACAGTAATGGAAGCTTTGGTCTTCGTCCCATCTCTAAGTTAGGTGGCGGAGCCAATTCCACTGGCCTTACCGGATATACTCCTTACGAAATCGCTAACGGTAACTCTGACAAAATCTACCATGGGCAGTTGGTTATTCCTCTTGCTTCAGGGTATATCGACCACACGGCTAATGCTGCTGGTGGTACTGTCAGTCATCTGGGCGTTTTCCAAGGATGTGAGTATGTCTCAAGCGTCACTGGAAAAACAACTTGGAGTAACTACTGGCCCGGATCAGGAGCGGATAGTAACCATCCTGTAAAGGCTTTTATCAACGATGACCCGTCGCAGCTTTATGTAATTGCAACGGATGCTTCGTGGACGAGTAAGGCAACTGCACGTGCAAGTGTCTTCTTGAACGCGAATCTTTCTACGGGCATCACGGGGACTGACGCCACTGGCGTTTCTTTGGGTCGCC